GCAGAAACAAAAAAATTAACACAAGAAGAAATTGACGCACTAGTTCTAATACAGAATAAAAATAAAGCTATTGTCGAAGAATTTGGAAAAATAGAAATAATACAATTAGATTTGGACGATAGAAGAGAACGCGCAGAAAACTTTCTTAAACAGCTCAGAGCCGAGGAGGATTCTACAGCAAGAACATTAGAAGACAAATATGGGAAAGGAACTGTTAATATAGACAAAGGGGAGTTTACTGCTTTAGGTAAATAACTTTTTATTCTACGTTTATTTTAAAAGAGGTTTTCGGACCTCTTTCCCTATTTATAATTGTCAATAAAACATGTAACATCGAAACTGTTTTAGGTTTACAAACGATATTTATTATAGAACGAATAATCTAATTTAAGATAAAATGGCAGAATCATTAATCTCCCCAGGGGTACTATCAAGAGAGCAAGATAGATCATTTCTACCTCCTGCACCTATTGTTGCTGGAGCAGCTTTTATAGGCCCAACAGTAATCGGACCTGTAGAAGAGCCAACAGTAGTTACTTCTTATGGTGACTACCAAAGAAAATTTGGTGTTACTTTTTCATCAGGTTCAAACAAATACGAATTTTTAACATCATTAGCGGTTAAGTCTTACTTCGAGCAAGGCGGAAACACTGCTCTTATTACAAGAGTTGTTTCTGGTTCCTTTACTGGAGCTTCTGACGACGGTATCACTGCTGAAGACGGAGGTAGTGCTCCATTTACAATTGAAACACTAGGTAAAGGATCAGTCCTTAACAATAACGGTGGACAAAATAGTGATGGATCATTAATTAACGGCTCTGCTGATAACGTAAGATGGGAAATTTCCAACATCGACGAAGCTAACGGTACATTCTCACTTATCATTAGAAGAGGTGATGATAACCTTAAGCAAAAGACAGTATTAGAATCGTTTAACGATTTAAGTTTAGATCCAAACTCAGAAGGATACATTGCTAAGATTGTTGGTGACCAGTACAAGACTAAAGCCACTGATGGGTCATCTACTTATATCTCAACAATAGGATCTTACGTAAACAGATCAAACTATATTAGAATTTCTGGAGTAAACAGACAGACACTAAATTACCTATCTAACGATGGTATCAATAGAAGTGATGATAACTATACAGGATCACTTCCAATTGCTCAATCTGGTTCGTTCTCTGGAGCTTCTGGTAACTTATATAAAGATGATGCTCCTAATAACATGTTTAGCGAGATATCAAATGCAAATACTCAAGGATTAGTTGCTTCGAATTACGCTGATGCGATTTCAATCTTAACTAACCAAGACGAATATGTATTTAACATCGTATCTGCACCAGGTCTAATCTACAGCTTTGGGGATCATAAGACTCAATTAGATTCTTTAATCTCATTAGCATCTGATAGAGGAGACAACATTGCAGTAGTAGATTTATCACCTTACGGTACTAGTGTATCAAATGCAGCAGGAAATGCAGCATCAGTTAACAGCTCATATGCAGCTACTTACTGGCCATGGTTACAAATGGCAACATCAACCGGTAAGTTAGAATTCGTTCCTGCATCAGTAGTTATTCCTGGAGTATATACATTTACTGATAGTGCAGCAGCACCATGGTTCGCACCAGCTGGTTTAACTAGAGGAGGTATTCCTAACGTTATTCAAGCTGAAAGAAAGGTAACAAGATCTCAAAGAGATACTTTATACTCAGCTAACGTAAACCCAATCGCTACATTCCCTGGATCTGGTATATCAGTATTCGGTCAGAAAACTTTACAGAAGAAAAAATCAGCTTTAGATAGAGTTAATGTTAGAAGATTGTTAATTGACCTTAAGAAATTCTTAGGAGATCAAGCGAAGACATTAGTATTCGAGCAAAATATAATTGCTACAAGAAATACTTTCTTAGCAAATGTTAACCCTTACCTAGAGTCAGTGGTACAAAGACAAGGTCTTTATGCTTATAGAGTGGTAATGGATGATACGAATAATAC